CCCCGATTAGCTGCCTGGCGACGCGCTCCGGATGCGTTCCCGCCGCTGCCGGATCCGCCCGTGCCGACGAGATTGAATTCTTTGAGCATCTGACGAACGACGGCCGGAAGATTCTGCCTGGCGTTCGTGGTGATGAAGCGAACGGCGCGCTCTTTGTCCTTCGCTGCCATCACCGCTTTGTATCTGTCAGCGTAGCCGGCGCGAGAATTCGAGACGCGAGCGAGTTCGGCGTTGATCTCTTTGCGCAGCCGGTTCGCGGTGTCGACTTTGATCTTCTTCCCGTTCAGCCCAAGACGAAGAAGCCGATTCATTTCCGACATCATCATCGTGTTCACGTCTTGGCGTACGGATCCATAGAACGCCTTGCGATCGCGCTCTTCGATCGACGTCTCGCGCTGATCGAGTTCGGCGTCTCGATCCGTCTGCCCGATGCGTGCCTTCGATGCGAGATCCTTCGAAGCGCCGAGAAACTTTGCGAGCTTGTTGAACATTCCGATCGCGTCGTCGCTCTTGCCGCCCGAGAGTGCTTCGCCGAGAGCTGCGATCGTTCCGAAGACGCCGTACGTCTGGAAGACTTTTTCGATTACGTAGCTCGCAACGTTTTCGAAGTGCGTCTTGTCGAGAGTTTCGAGCTTGTCGAGCGCCGGCACCATCAGCTTTTTGAAACCGAGCGGATAATCTTTCGCCCATCCGTCGATCACTTTTGGATCGCCGCGCTCGAAGCCGACTTCCAGCTCGCGGCTTGCGGCGACTTCATCGGCCAGCTCTTGCAGCCCTTCGGCGCCGCCATGCAGCTCGATCGCTTCCATCGCTTCGGCGATCGCCTGCACGCCGCCGAACTTCTCGATCTGCCCGCTCTTGTAGAGTGCAGTCGTTACCGCTTTTTCGATCGTCGGGAACTTTTTCGCGAAGTCAGGATTCGACGTCGAGATCTCGCGGAGTGCTTTGCGGATCGCGAGCGGTTCGAGTTTGACGATCGCGCGGGATCCTTCACCGCCGCCTTCGCCTTTGTCGCCGCCTTCGCCGCCCTTATCATCCCCTTCCCCTTCGCCGCCTTTGTCGCCTTCACCTTCCCCGCCGCCTTCGCCTTCACCGTCGGGGATTATAAAAGTTTCTTCGTCACCGCCGCCGGTTTCAACGGCTTCACCTGTGCCGTCGAGTAATCCGAGTTCTTCGCCTTCGCCGTCCATATTTTTTCTCCCTGAATTATCCCGCTACCTGTGCGGGCTCACCTGAACTATTTTTCGCGGCCGCGGCTTTCGCGGCTTCGTCGATCTTGTCTTGTGCATCTTCTGCCGCCATCGCCTTAGCGTCAAGCTGGATCCCGGCTTTCGCGGCGAGCTGCACTTGCCCGGGGATCGGGAGATCTTTGTAATTGATCGATTCGTTCGGCGGTTTCGTTTCCGGCGGTTTCGCATTTGCCTGATCTTTCTGCTGTTTTTGCGCGACGTGTTCGTCATAGTGCGTCATGACGTTCTCAAAGCCGTCTGGATTATCGGCGAGCGCGCGGATCCCTTCCGGCGATTCGGCCCACGTCTCGATCTCATCCATGTGCGCGGCATCGTTGTCGAGCCGGAATACTTTCACCGTCGACACAAGCTGCGGAAGTTGCTGAATCGCTTGTTGCAGAGTTTGATCGCGAAGCTGCACGGCTGCCGGCGGCGCTTCCGGCGGAAGTTGCGGCGCAGATTCTTTGAGCTTGTCGATCGCGGGATTAGGAACGGCCGATGCTTCCAGAAGTTGCATTGTCTCGCCGGCTTGTTTCGCCGCGGCATCGGCGCCAGGGATCACGATCTCGGGAGTGCCGATCTTGTCTTTCGCGATCATCAGATTGCGAACTTTTTGGAAGATCAAGCCGACGACGGGATTCTTCTCGGCCGACTGCATCAGTTGAGTCCACACGGCGCGCTGTGCGACCCACGACTCGGGGAAGTTTTCATCGCTGTCAGGGAAGCATCGGATATTCCCCTTCAGATCGTCGGGATTGATGTTGATCTTTTGCTTCACGCCGCCGGCGCCGGGAACTTCGCCCGACATCGGAGAATTCCGGAATTCCGCGGCGCACTGCACGGCTTGCCGAATGATGCGAGCGTAGCCGGCGCGCATGTTCCGCCAAGTGAGCCCGACGCGGCCGAGTGCCTGATCACGCTGCGATGCGATGCCGCTCGCGGTGTCGTTCGAGCCAGTGTTCCCGCCGAATAGTGCAGGAAAAGCGCCGACAAGAAACTGCGCAAACTCGCCGAACAGTTTTTCGAGATATACAAGTAAACCTTCGGCGATTTGAACTTGTTGTTCAGTGTAAAAGTTCGCCGAGAGTTCTTTGTCGGGCCGGCGCTTCAGCTTGCGATACTGGCCTGGCGCACGCTGCATCTCGTTCAGAGCTTGCGCATCGATCCCTTCGGCATCGATCCACGTGATCGGGATCAGGTGCATAAAGCTCTCATGCACAAGATCCATGCAATCGTTGAGTTTTTCCTGCAGCGGGATCAGCGGATTGCCGTTCGCTGGCCGGTGCATTCCGTCGCCTGGCCGCGGCGTGATGATCGTCCAGTGATCATCGAGCGATTCGTTGCGAGCTTCGCAGAACGTCGTTCCGACTTGCGCTACCATCGCGCCGCGTGGGAAGTTCTCGTACAGCCACTTTTTCTCGGCCTTGCCGAATTCGTCTTGAGCGAAGAACGACGGCCGATACCATCCAAGCTCTTCCGTCGCGTTGTACGTCATTGCGTCGTTCGTCATGTTCGACGGACGCATTCCCATCATGATCGAAGTGCGCGCCAGGCGTTCGTACTCGCTTTCAGCCGTCGCCGTCTTCATCGCCTGGATCTCGTTTGCGACGTCGCGGTACTTCGATCGCATTCGCGTGATGTCGAACTCGCGGCGAAGCTGCAGATAATCGCAGCCGTGAATGTCGTTCGCCTGGATCGGCACTTTCGTCTCGATCGCTCCGAACGCTTCGATCACTTCCTGCCCGCGCGGTTTCCCTTTCTCGGGCCCGAGCGATTCGTCGTCTTCTTCGGATCCTTCGAGCGCCGGCAAGTATGAAAGTTCGTCGTCAAGATCCGATGCGCCTTCTTTCGCGTATCCGAACCGCTGGCCGTCGATCACGTACCGCGTATAAACGGCCGCGCGCGCATCAGTCCACAGAAAACGCGAGATGTCTTCCTGAACGACGATCATGTCGTTCGCGCGCTCGATCAGACGCCGCGCGCCTTCACTGTTTTGAGCGGCCGAGATGTCCGCGGGATTCGTAGGATCGTCAGCTTCGAAGCGAACGGAAGGAACGCCGGCAGTGAGCGCGGCGTTGATCGTATCGGCGAAAGCGAGATAGATGTTCGTCTCTTGATTCTGTTCGTCGTACGATTGCCCGCCCATCAGAACTTGATGCGGTAACACCCATGCGCCGTTTTTGCCGGGAAGAAGATACTGATTGCCGCGGTAAAAGTAGCGCGCTTTCCACGCGTCGCGGATCTCCATCCGTCTCGACGTCAGATCGCGCTGCGCAGCTTTGCTCGCGAGCCGTTGCAAGAGCCCGATCTTCTCAAGCCGCGTGAGCCCATTCGGTGTATCCGGCGGATCGTCTTCGAGTTCGACGCGTGCGTTCGTCGCGTCCACCGGGCATAGCTCGCCGGGAAGGAATTCGTCTTCTTCCTGTTCACCCGTCTCGCGCAATTCTTCGTCGAGTGTTTCAGCCATTTAGTGCACCGGAGTCCATGAAGCGCGACGTTGACATCCGCGCTGAAAAGCATTCGAAGCTCGTGCATGCCGGCCCTGGAAAGTAGCAGGCGATGCGGCCTTCTCCCGGCTTTTCTCGGGCATCGCCTGCACTTCCTCATGCTGCGCGTGCGACAAGAGTTCCTTTTTGATGTCGACGAGTGCGTACAGGGCTTTTGGTGGAAGTCCGAAGTTCATTCCCGAGCCTTGCGATATGAATGCGCGAGTCCCTTCTTCTCAGGAAGCTTCGAGAAGTTTGTCGCGCTTGCCCATTCCGCGAGTTTCTTCTTGCCGCCGACTTTCTCCGGATGCGCGTAAAGGAATCGCTGTTGTGCTTTCGATTTGAAGGGCATTATCGTGTCGCTGCCTTGATGACATCGGAGAGCGTTTGCGCTTGTCTCGGCGTGAGAACGGCGATCGTATCGCCTATCTTGTTCTTTAGTTCGATGTTGCCGTCTTTCAGCTTTTTGATCTGGATGATCATCTATCGCCACCAATCTCTTGCAAACTTCGGCAACAATCCGCGACGGTTCAAAACGTCAGCGATGCCGCCAGTGAGCATGTAGAATCCGACGACTATTATCGCGGCGATTTGCATGGTCGCATTCCGAGCTTCGAAGCAACGGCGACGGCTTGTGCTCCCGTCAAATGCATTTCGGTTTTCGAGTCATCGCCATGTGTTTGGACGATACGAAGGAACCAATGCCCGCTGCCAGCTTTCGGCAACTCCACCCATTCGACGCTCAAGTCACGCAGTTCCGGATTTTCCATTGTGACTTGTCCACCTGTGACCTGAATTCCCGGGCCGATACCAATCGGAACAGTATTCGTCGATCGGACTCGGGATCACTTCCGAACCATTCCATGCGATGAAGTTCGGTTCACCGCAAATTCTTTTCTCCGCGTCTTTGAGAAAGCGGCAGTTCTTGCACATCGATCCGCCTTTCGGCACTCGCATCCCTGGCCGGTGATCGGGCGGAAGCGTGACTTTGCCGGGCACCGATTAGCCTTCGTCGCCGATCCCGTGCTCGGGCATGAAGCCGCCGCCGGCCGTTGCCTTGTGCGAAGTGCGCTCGATCGAGCGACGATGCCCGGCTTCGGCGAATGAATCGGCATCTTGATCGCCGGCGTGAGCTTCGTGCAGAGCTTCGGAGTCGGCGACACCGCCAGCGTGCGCGGCGTGAGCGTGCGCCATCTCCGCGTGATCAGATCCGTCGTGCTCGGCCGTGTGAACGTGCCCGTCTTCGTGATGCGACGTCACCGTCGAGTGCTGCGCATCGTGATCATGCTCGATCACGACTTTGCTCGCCGGCCCGTGCTCGGCGACGACTTGCTTGATCTCGTCGTGCCCACCCATTTCGTGCGCGCCGCCGGATTCGCCGCCTTTGTTTTTCGGCCGTGCTTGCTTGCCCTTCGATTCGTCGTATCGCTCGATCATCTGCACGTTGCCGTGCAGTTTTCCGTCGCGTGAACTGGCGCCTTTCATGCTGTTTTCTCCTTCGCTTTTGTAGCTTCTTCGACGACTAGATCGGCCTTCTTCATCGCTTCGTCTTGTTCTTCGGCCGTGAGACTGTTCCACTTCTCTTTGATCTTCTTGAACGGGATCTTTCCATCAGCGGGAATCGGAACTTCGGTGATGCGTGTCTTCCGCGGCGGTGCCGGCTCTGCAGCTCTGTCCGTTCTTTCCGCGAATTCACGGCCAGCGTCGCTCTTCGCTGACATCACGACGAGTTCGAGCCGTTCGACTTTGCCTTCGATGAAGTCGACGCGCTTCCGTTCGCGTTCGAGATCCTTGTGCGCGCGGCTTGCCGTCGCTTCCAGAAGCTTGATGAACTTTTCGAGATATGGATCGCGTTTCACAATGTTCGACTGTCGCACGTCCCGCTCGGATCGCACACTTTGAAAGTGATCTTCGCGCCTGGCTTGACTTTGCCGCCCCACACCGCGGAGTAACTGCCCGATGAACTGAACGCTGAATTGCCGCCGAGTACCGTCGATCCTTGAAGAATGGTGTACGTGGTGATCGTGCCTGGCGCATCCGTCCACTGCGCAGTGAGCGTCACATTCGCGCCGGTTGCGTTTTTCGTGACGTTCGTGATCGCCAAGTTGCCAGGTGATCCGACGGGATCCGGGGGGATCGCGGCGCCTACGTGATTGCTCAATGCACTGTCTTTGTTCACTTCGAAATTCGTCGGGCAAGATGAAGCAGTCGGGCAGAACGCAGAGATCGCATAGCTATAATTTGAATTCCCGACGACAGTCGAATCGGTGAATGTCAGTGTTGTTACAGTCGCGATCACGGCGAACGTGCCTTCTGATGCTGTCGGGCACAAACTGGCTGCGATCGCCGCCGAACACGGTGCACGTTGTACGTGATAGCTGACGCCAGGTGTCGAACTAGGTGCCCAAGTAAGTCCTACGCTGTGCGCTTCGACTATCACGGGAAACAAAACAAAGAACAGTGCGACGAGCAATTTCCGTTTCATTGTGATCCTTTCGTTCCGAGCGAGACGTGCAAGCTTCTCAAGAATTGCAGATCGTTGTGCGTCAGGTTCAAATAAAAAAGCCGAAGCTGCAGATCCGTGCCGGTGCCGATGTGGAAGACGTTAGTCACAAGATCTCGATAGAAGTGATCAGGCGGAAGAGCAGGATCCACGACGTACGAGATTCCCGGCCAAGGTTTGAAGTCCCACTTGTTCGAGATGTTTTCCCCTGCCATCGTCGATCACTCGATGCCATCTTCGCCCCACATTATCGGCGACGCCAGCTCGGGCCGCGCGGCGGAATCGGGATCACGATATCGCTGACGGCCGGCTTTGACATGATCCGTAGATACTCCATGTACTTCGCCGTCGGATCTTTGATCGCTTTGATCCGTTCCTGATTCGCGACGTCGCGCGGGATCGGCGCCGTCGACGCGTAACTCATCAGCCCGTACCGGAAGCTCTCGCATACGTCTAGGAAGAGATCGTCGCCTTCTTTTTCGGCGTCTTCCGGATCTTTCTCCGAACGCATGAGCTTCGGGATCGATTCGACTACATCGCGGCATGAGGCTAGCACTGCGACGCCTTCCATGTCGAGCATGGTGTAGCAAAGCCGCCAACCGTCGACACGGCGATTGTTCGCTCGTTGCGGCCGCGGCATGTCGTACTTCACGAAGACGTCGCCCATCTTGTCAGCGATCGAATGCTCGGCGTCTTCTCCCGAGCCCTTCGAAACGAAACGATCCGGCGACAGGTAAATGTGAGAGATCTTGTCGAAGATCTCGCCGGTGTGATTCGCGCTGACGATCTGTTCGCTGAGAAGCTCTTCGTTGAGCTTGCGGCACACGAGCTGCCGATAGCAGACGATGATCGACTTCTTCCGATCGTGCCCTTCATCGTCAGGGAATGGATCCGGCACCTGTACGATCGTCCACCATAGGATCACGCACGCATGCTGGAATCCCCAATCGATCGAGATCCATCGCGGCTGCCAATCCTGATACGTGACATCGGAAAGAGCCCATCGCGAATCTTTCCCGCCGATCGTGTGCGTCTCGACATCCCAATTCTGAAAGAACTGCCCGGCCAGGATCTCCCACGATCCCGGGATCCATGCCTCTCGAAGAACTGGATCCGCGATCGAGTGCAGTTTCGCGATGTAGTTCTTGTCGTTCGCGTACGTCGGATTATCTTCGTACGTCGAGTGGATCGCTTCGTAGTCGGCCGCGTCATAATCGGGGATGAACATTCCCGCCGGCGGCCGCTTCGTGATCCAAAGAGCTTTTACCCATCCCGAGCCGCGGCCGTTCGGATTCGTGCCGCCGGCCATCCGCGGTTTCGTCTTCCACTTCACGCCGTCGAGTGTGTACGTCTTGATCGGGCATCGATTGCTGCCCTTCATGAAGTCCCATTGCGAGTACGTGAACTGCGTCAGCTCTTCCCATCCGATGAAAAGGAACTCGGCACCCTGATACTGCATCAGATCTTTTTCGGTGCGGATGTGCCCGAAGAAAAGCTTCGAGCCATTGTGGAATGTGACGATGTGCTTCGACTGATTGAACGTGCGATACAGCTTCTTCGGCACGTATTTTACGAAGTGATCTTCGATCCCGCCTTTCTCGACGGCTGTCAGTGTGCGTCGAAGAAGCAAACAGTTGCAGCCGGCGACGAGCAAGCATTCCGAGATCGCTTCCCACAAAAGCGCGATCGACTTTCCCCCGCCGCGGCCGCCTTCCATGAGCGGATACGTCGCTTCGGAATTGTGGAATGCGGCTTGCTTTTCGTACGGCTGATAGTAATCGCCGATGCAAACTGAGCCCGGCTCATTCGGCACGTTCGCGCTTTCGCGGGATTGAACTGATGTCGATGTGCACCGGCGGCGCATCGTCTGCGCCCTGGATCGGCATCACCGGCTTCCCGAACAGATACGCGTTCGCGAGTTCGAAAGCTTTCCACTTAACTTGTGTGTCGCGATGATTCAGAAAGAGGATCCAGCGACGGCGAAGCTCGACGGCGGGAAGAAGTCCGTTGAGAACTTCTTTGATCTCGCCGTTCGCAAGATTGCGCGTGCCTGGCTTTCGGCCGCCAGTTTTCTTGTGACCTTTGCGGAATGCGGGCATGACCTGATCCCCACTATCTGTCTCTAAGTTAGTGGGAGTCCCTGAACTTTCTCACCTGAAGCCGGAAGTCTAGCGCGATTGCTTTCGAGTGTCACGCGCGAAGACGGCCGATGAATCCGACGGCGTTCGCACGCGCTCTGATGAACATGCGAACGAACCGCGCGCTGATCGATGCGAGATCCACGCGGAAGTTGAAGTTCGTCGCGTCGACGACGCTGATCGCGCCGTTCGTGAACGTCGCATACTCGCTGTCAGCGTCCACCATCGCGCCTTGCACGTCGACTTCGAAAACGCCAGGCGCCGCGGAGAAGAGCCCATCCCCGAAGAGTCCGACGCCGCCGCCTTGCGCATCGAGCGGCATCGCAAACCCTTTGCCGCCGGTGAGAATTGCCGGCGACTCGAATGCGATCGACACCGCGGATCCGCCGCCGCCGGTGTCCGGTGCCTGATGCAGAATGATCTCGTCGAGCGGAAGAAGTACCAAGCTCGATGCGCTCGGCACCGTCTGGATCATGTAATTCCCGCCGAAGCGTGTGCCGCCGACGCTCGTGATCAATCCGCCGCCCGCTGGCCCGGCATCGGAAAGTGTGACGACTTCGCCGGCCGCAAAATTGTGAGCGGCCGCGGCGAGAGTGTTCAGCGTGACGATGCCGCCGACTGCGCGCACGAGTCCTGTAGGGGATGCAGCGATCCCGATCGGTGTCAGTGCGCCCCAAGAATAGCCGGTGAGCCCGCCGCGCTGAAGTCCACGCATCGGATTCGTTGGCGATTGAACGGCGTATGTCGGCATGATTTTTCTCCGATCAGAAAGAAGGAAGCGCCGGCGGCGAAAATTGATCCGCCGGCGCGGGGGTTAGGGGAAGGATTTACAGCGACGGCTCGATCGTGTAGTACACGCGTACACGCAACGTGCTATCGCCTTGAGTGGAATCGGTCGCTGCGAAAATCTTAAGAGCTTGGTTTGTATATGAACTCGAAGAACTGTTCCCGGAAATTGCAGCGGTATCAGTTTCGATCCTATTCGTGGAACCTCCTAAGTTTCCGAAAGTTCCCCCAACGGAAAGCGAACCAAGTTCCAGCGATGGATTCCCTCCATCAAAAGACACGCTGCCGAATGCGAGAAGGTAAATGACTTGCAAAACATTTATCACCAATCCGCTTCCCGGTGCATCTAGCAGCGTAACTGGTGAACTGTGGAGTGTCTTGACTTGCGCAGCCGATAAAGTCGCATCGACTACACCGAAATTCCCTGCTTGCGGATTAGACATTTGCACCCTTTCTACGATTCATCGCTTGTTGCTTTGGAGTAGCCCATCGGCAGTTCCCCGGTTCATAGTTCCCATCGTTATCCGGGAAACGATCTAGTGTTTTGCCTTTTGGTCGTTCGCCCATGTCAATGAAAAAATTCCTGAAATCCATCCAACGTTTGCAAATCCCTATTCCACGTCTTCCGTGACGCTTTGAACTCGGATGATTAAAATCAAGGCATCTCTGCTTCATAGCCCGCCAGCTCGCATATGCCAAACTTCCGTGAGGGCGATGGATGCGGGTGTGATGATTGAGCAAGTACAGACGGGGACGACCACGATGGTCGTTGGTCGTCCCGCCACAGCCGCAATGACACAATCCGCGCTCCATGCGTTTGGATTGTAGTTGTTTTAAGAGGTTGGTTCAATGGTGTAATACACAGTGAACTTAGCAGTGCCGTTCCCTGCTGCATAGTTGTTCGTGATCTTGTTCAGAGTCAGCGCAGCGTTGTCCGTGTCCGGAGGATTTGCTGCGCTCGATTGCAATTCCGTACCAGCGAAGGCGATCACGCCAACGGTGCGATTCGGTGAAACTGTCGTGATGAATTGTTCTGTCAGCGCCTGCAGCATTGTCGCGCCAACTTTCACGTTCACGGCGCCGCCTGCGTTGGTATACGCAATCGATCCGCCAAAGAAAATACATTTCACAGCGACGGGCTGAATCGCGAAACCGACACCTGGCGCAGGCACGAGTGTCACCGGCGTACCTAGCAAGGTGAGGATCTGCGCCGATGAAACCAGCACATCTACATATTGAAGCCCGAAAGCACCCTGCAGCCCTTGCGCGTTCGCCGGCGTCACCGCCGGGCCCGTCGCGCCTGCCGTAAAAGTGTTTCCGGTGATCGGAACGGATCCGCCCGGATTCGGCGGCGCTCCGAGTGGAGCATGCTTCTCAAGCCGGGTGTTCAGGTGAAAAATGTTTCGGCGCATTTTCTATTTCTCCTTTTTATTCAATCGATCACTAGCTGAAGTACACGATAGAGTGAGCTGCGTTCCGGCCGCCAGTGCCGCGGCGCGGAGTTGAAGAAGATCACTCTCGGCCGTCGCGATTCTGTCAGCCAGTACGCGGTAAAATAGTGGTAAAGGCGCCGGCCGCGGCGCTCACTGTAGAGGAATTCCTTCGTGAGTTCTTCGGCTTGTCGTTTGGAGACGTGATCGTGAGTCGAGCAGTTCGGAATGATCTGCGACTTCCGCCAGTAGTCGACTTGCAGCGGCGTATAAACGCAGATCTTTCCGCATGTATGGGCACCGATCGCGGCACCTCTTGGAACCGAGTAGAGTTCAGGGCTTCTCGGATGCCCCGCTCGCGACCTGACGCGCGTGCAAGTTGGCAGCTCGGAAGTTACACGGTATGAACGTCTTGTGTCAACAAACTGAATTCCGGCAGTTTCCCGAAGAGCTGGATCCACGTCGCCGCTTTGTCGGCGATGATGAAGCCATGCTGTGCGAATTCGATGATCAGCGTCGCGGAAAACTTCGCAATAGCGCAGGCATCGCTCCCGTCGATCGGCCCGATTGTGCCCGGGAGTTGTTTGAAGATTCCGAACGCATCCGCGGAGTTCGAAAGAGTGCGCGCGAAGCCCATCTGTTCAGGTGTGATCATCAGTCGTCTGCGATCCGGATCATCCAGCACATATCTTCGACTCTAGCATGATCGAGATCCGGATTCGCTTCGAGAATTTTCTTGGCGAGCCCGCGGTAACTGCCGGCGCTGTTCATCTTCAGGATCTCAATCCACATTGAGCGAGCGGCGCGGTAACACAAGTCGGATCTTCTGAGCATGGGCTTCGCCTTTGTCGCCGAATCGTTCCGTCGGTATTCCGTCGTACTGCACGAGCACGGCGCCTTCGTGCTTCCTGCAGAGACTTCCTCCAGATCTCCGGATCCGGTGCCGTTCGCACAGCGGAAGATTGCAGTTCGGGATGTCGCAGCGAGTGATGCTCTTCATCGCGCAGAACGTGCACGTCGGCGGATCGATCGAGACATGAGCCCGCGGCCCGAGCGTCGCTTTCGTTCGAAAGTTCTCCGCTTTGTTCTCGGCCGAATGTCGTCGCCAGTGAAAGCTCACGACACGAGATCTCCGTGCCTGGCTTTGAATGCTCGCATCGCCATCTGCAAAAGTCGCAGCGTCGTCTGCCCGAGTACGAAGCTTCCATCTTCGCGATCGATCCGCACGATCACTACTGGCCGGCCAGCATCCGTTCCTCTCGTCAAGATGCCGACGGCGGAAACTTTCCCGAGTTGTTCGTCGGTCTTGACGCGTTCTTCTTCCGTCACGATCGGATGCGTTTCGACATCGAGCAAGATTCGCAGTGGGATCAAGTCAGCTCTCCTAGTGTGCGGATCGCGATGTCGAGCTTCTCGATCTCCGCTTGTAAATACATCCGTTTCTCTTTCAGATCAGCGATCACACGAGAATACTGCCCGATCACGCCGGCCGGCGGTTCTTTTTTTTTATTCGGCAGTCCCGAGATCGTGATCGCCGGGATCGGATCCGTGCGTTGTTTTGTGTTCGTCGACACTGAAGCGTAACTGCAGTCGTACTTCTTCGCGACTTCAGCGATCTTCATGCCGGCGTCGCGATCTTTCTGCATCGCCGCGAAGTCGAGTCTTTTGCGCACGCCTTTCGGCGCCGGTGCCGCGGATCCTGGCGGATGTGGAACGCCGGCCGCGGGATTCACGAGTGTCTCTTTGCACTGCGCGATGAATCGCTTCGCTTCTTCGTTCAGTTGCGGGAGTCCGGAGATATCGCGGAAGTGTTCATCACATTGCGCGCCGCCTTCGCCTGGCATGATACGATGCGCCTTGCGCTGCAGCCCGACTTTTTTGCATGAGTTGCAGAATTTATTGTCGTCAGCGATCGTCATTCGGATCCTCACTTTGCCGGCGTGCTGCATCTTGTGCTTTCAGAATCGGGCAGCCAGCGTGTTTGTTCATCGTCATTCCCATGTGATCGCGAAGCGGCCGGATCCGCGGGCCGGTTCTTCCACAGTGCGGGCACTGATAAGCGCGCATCGAATCGCGGCCGTCGTAGATGTACCGCGGCCCGTTCAGGTGATCGCCACGTTTTCCTGGCTCGCACGGAATTGTGAGAAAAAGTTCAGGCATCCGGAATCACCGGGCCGACGGCCGCGGCTTCCTCTTTTTTCTTTTTCTCTTTTTCCTGAAGCCGTCGACTGTACTGCACAGGATTTTTGCAAGTCGCAAAGTGCGGCTCACAAACTTCGGCGCCCTCTTTGATCTTGAAATCGAGCGGCATGATGTTCCCCTTCGGCGTATCCCACATCTCGATCGAGATGTCGCACGATGGGCAGACTTTTGAGTGATTGAACTTATATCCGCTTGCTTCGAGTGATTCACGTGTGGTCGGAAATGGCATGGTGTTTACTCCCTTCGGACGTTTTAACTATGGCCTGAAGAAAACCGAGAAGATCTCCGTATCGACATTCGCGGCGATGGTGCCGGCCGGTGATCGGCGTCGCTTGGAACTCGATCTTGCATTCGGCGCATTGCACAAAGCCCGGCCGTCGTTCGCGCCATTCGTACATTTTCAGGAAGACGACGAGTTGCACAACGGCGTGGAACGGA